GGCGGTCTGGTCCCGTCCTTCCGCATTCTTCCTAGCAAGCGGATTTTTCCTAGACAAGTAGGTAATTGAGCATCAGATAGGAAATATCCTATCACGCGACTCGCCCGGTTTCGCCGGGTTTCATCAGGGAGGACAATATGGAGCGCAGCCTGTTGCAGCGGATCGATGTAGCCGGCCAAAAATTCTGGCCAAAAACTCCGGCCAAAAATTCGCTCGATTATGTTAAATTTGCACCCACCTAAAGCGCGGTTTCAAAGAGCCGTCGTGGGGCCTTAATCGACCTTGCAGGGCAGCCCTTCCACTCCCTGCTCTTTGAACCACAGACAGACATCGTTGAGCTTGTCCCAGCCGCGCTGCCCCCACTCATCCTTGTTTCGCTGATGCTGCCGATTTCCCTCCTCACTGTTCTGCTGGAGGATGGCGACATCAGGGAGCGGCTTGCGCTCCTGCTCGAACATCACTGCACTCGGGGATGAGAGACGTGTCGACTCCACCGTCGCGCAGCTCGTTACACAGATCGATGCGCTGGCGATCAGTAAGACCGTTGTCGGGAATGCCCGCAGTCGCATTGTCGAATTCCTTTCTTGCGGTGGCCTCGGCCCGTCGCCGCGCTGCCGCGCGCTGGGCAGCCGAGGTGTCGGCCTGACGGCCCGTTCGCTCCAGTTTCGCAGACGTCTTCGCCTCGTGCGTCGTGATGACGTTGGCGTCGTATGTGCATTTGCCGACCCCCGCGAGGATCAGGGCAACGCCGATCACGATTGCCCAGGCGATCGGGCGCGCCGCGCGGACCCCGACGCCTTTGCCTATGAGCCAATAGGCTATCAGCGCGATCATACCGCACCCCCGCCGTCATAGGCTTCGCGCGCCGCGCGCGCGCCGATCGCCTCAAGGCTCCGCTCGCCCCAGCGCGCGCGCCAGCGCCCGACGGGACCGCCAAGCGAGAAGGCGAGGACGACGACGAATTGATAGGCGACCGTCATCAAGGCAATCATGGCGATGATGTTGAGGCGCATCCGCTCGGTCGAGACGCTCCACCCGCCACGCCAGAGCAGCACGACGAGCGCGATCAACATGAGCGCGGCAACGATGCTGCCGATCCACATGCGGTCGATCATCCAGTGCCGCTTGGCCTCGGCTGGCGTGCGCGCGGCCAACAGCTCATAGGGGATGCCGCCGTTCATCGCGGGTCGATCCCGACCGACTGGAGCCACGACGCGACGTCGAAACAGGGGCATTCCTTCAGCCACTCGTTCGACGTGATCTTGCCATCGCCATTCCGGTCGGGGCTGGCGTCGCGGTGCCCCATGAAACGGGCGGCGGGATAGGCCGCGCCCAATTCACGGCACAGCCATTCCAGCGCCTTCTTCTGCGCGTCGGTGCGCGTGTCCTTCGCCTTGCCCTGGGCATTGAGCCCACCGACGTAGACGACGGCGATCGAGCCGGTGTTGAAGCCCTTCACATGGCTGCCGGGCACGCTCTCGTCGCGGCCGATCTCGATCGTGCCGTCCAAGCGGATGACGAAATGATAGCCGATGTCGCTCCAGCCCTGCGCCAGATGCCATCGCTTGATCGTCGCGGCGTCGATGTCCTGCCCCTCGCGGGTCGCGGTGCAGTGCAGAAAGATGCGAGTGATATTCTTGCCAGTGCCCTTGACGACATCGGGCGCGATCTGCCCGATCAGCGGAAGCGAGACGCCAAGCTTCCGAAGCAGCATGTCGGCCGTCTCGTTGCCATAGATGCCGTCTTCGGCCGCACCGACCGCGCGCTGGATGCGCTTTGTCTTTTCGAGAAGGTTCACCGTCACTGCTCCGCCGGGAAGGTCATTTGCCTTGACCTAACCCCAAGGAAGCACAGCGACCGGGGCCCGCTGGCGGACCTCACCGCCACTCCTCGACGGTGAGCGCCCATTTGGTGACGGCGGGATCTTCGCGCTCGAACTGCTCCAGTTTGCGGAACAGCGCATAATGAACCGACGTGGCGAGTGGCGGATAATCCGGTCCCTCGACGGCGAGCAGTGTTTTGCTCTCCCCCAGCTCCTCGACGATCTGCCACAACTTGGCAAGCGCCGCGTTGTCGAGGTCGACGAAACGCCATTGGAAAGAGGCTTTAACGACCCCTTCGTCGACCCCGAAGCCGCCATCGGGCAGCGCGACGACGCGCGACGTATCGATCGGCATCCGTCCGCTGCCATAGGCATAGGGCCAATCGAAGGCGAGGCCGACGATGACGCGGCCGATCTCGATCGGCGTGGTCGGCTGGTTCACCGTGAAGCGGAAATAGCGGCCCGCGACCGGCGCAGCCAGGCGAGCAAAACAATGATAACGGGTGCGGATATTTCCGGCCAGCCGCATTGGCTGAGCATTGACGTGCGTAGCCGTAACCGCGCCACCAAGCGCGTCGATCGTCTGGATCGTCCACACGGCGTCGGCGCGAGCGTTGGTCGCGGCCAGGAAGAAGCTGTCGACATTCTCGACGGCCTGCAGATCGATTTCAAAGGCCTGCGCACCCACGCCCGGTGCGACGCCGATTTCGCGGGGTGATTTGGTTTGGAGATTGTCGGCCCCGCTCCAACCGGCAGCCGACGGGACGAAGGAGATCGGTTTCACGATCAACAGGCCGGGCATTACAGTCTCCTCAGGACGGTGACCTTGGTCCCGCCATTGCCATCGATCTCGTCGGCGCCCAGGACGAACACATCGATCCCTTCGGCATAGCCGCCCTTGTCGGCCGTCAGCGTGACGACCTTGCCGATTATTTCGACATGCAGGCCGGGGACGCGGAGTATCTCGACGACGAGCGGGCCGGAACGGAAGGAGAGTTGTCGCGCCGCCTCGGCGACCGCGTCAGCCTTTAGAGCGAGCGCGCTGGAGATCGTCGTGTCGATCGCGATCGTGCCCCAGGTCGCGGCGGCGATCGGATCGGACGCGATCGCGGAAATCTCCTCGCTCGCCAGCCACTCGGCAAAATCGGGATCGACCTGCGTCACGCCGCGACTGCCGCCTCCAGCGCCGCGATCCGCGCGTCCTGCGCGGCGATCAGGAACAGCGCGAGCTGGTCGACGCGGACCCCGAAGCGGCTTCCGGCGGGGCGACCGGCCTGCGCCGCGCGCGCCGGGGCGATGAGGTTGCCTTCCCCGTCGCGGACTTCGTCGGTCGCCGCGACCGGCTCCACCGCGTCCCACTTGTCCCAGCAGAGGAAGGCATAGGCGCTGCCCGGATCGACGCCCTCGGCAAGCGGCTCGATCAGCCCCTCGTCGGCCATGATCGCCCACACCGCCTGCGCGCGCACGCCGAAGTGCATCCGCGCACCGTCCGCGCCCTTCGCGGCGATCGCGTCGTTCCACTGATAGAAACCGAGTTCAGCCGCGATCCGCCGCGCGGCGCGCAGTTCGGCTTCGGTCGGCGCGCCGCGCCACGTCTTGTCACGCTCGTCGGACGTGTTGATCGTGCCATTGACGGCATAGATTTCGCTGACCCGGTTCTCGCCGCCGCCAAGCGTATAGGCATTGTCGGCGACCGGATAAAAACCGCCCGCTGACGAGATCGCCCAGCGATAGGTGGCATTGGTGCCAAAGCGTATCTGGTGGTTCAGGCTGTTCCAGATGTCGAAACCGTCATCGATTGCCGAATAGCCGCAAAAGCCCTTCGCCCCCGACGGATCGTAGAAGCCCTGAAAACAGGCGCCGCCGCCGCGCGCGGTGGTCGTTTCGAGCCGCTGGATTTCGCCGCCCGACTTGACGTGCAAACGCACAGCGGGGGGCACGCCGATACCGAAATCGCGCGCGGTCGAGATACGAACTGCCTCGACGGCATCGATCCCAAACCGAATGTCATATCCGCTAGAAGTCGAGCCGATATATCCGTAACCGCTGCCGGCATCGCCATTGGCGGAAACCACGAGGCCGCGATTAGCATCCTCGTGATTTTGCAACAACACTCCGACGCCGGATGGGCCTTTGAGGGCCAATGCGCCGCCATCGAAACGAGCCACCTCGCCCCCAGCGACGGCGATGCCAACGATATTGTTGCCAACGCGATAAAGGCCTGTGTCCGTATCCGCCCCGAAACGCAGCGCCGGGGCCGCCGCCGTCCCGTCAGGGAAGTTGCCTGATCCGATCCCATCGCGAACCGCACCGAAATCGTCGATCAACGTGGTAACGCCTTCCGAAAGGGCGATGATCCGCCCCTGCGTCGGCACGATGCGGTATGCCTGCCCCGCTGCGGTCGCGCCCGCATAATTCGGGCTGATCGTCAGCTGCGTGTCGCTATCGACGTTAACGACCTCATACATGAAGCCATCGGGGCCGCGAAAGCCGTCCCCGGCGAGCGCATTCTTTACAAAGGCGGTGCCCGCGCCGATGATAGTCGCGCTTCCATTGGTGACGGTGACGGTGCCCGTTTTGTACCAAGTCATTGTTCTGCTCCTGAAAGAATGATCGCGTCGCGCCAGGCGAAACGGGCGCCGCCCGCCGCGCTCACCGGCTCGATCGCTAGAAGGATAAGATCGCCGCGCTCGACCGGCAGCGCGGCGCGCAGCTCGCCCCGCTTCCAGTCGCCCACCGCGCCGTAATCCCACGCTGCGCGACTGCCCGCTGCCCAGCGCCCCAAGGCGTCGGCGTTGCGTTCGATGTCGGCCAGTGCAATCGGCGCCAACGCGGCCGGTACAAGATAAAGCCGCAAGGTCGCTGGGTCGGTGCCCTTGATCTCGACGGCGGCATCCACGGCCGGGGCAGGTGCGGTCATCTCGGCCGAAGCGACGAGCGTTATCGCGTCGATAGAGCTGGCGCGGTCCGAGCTGCACCCCGGCGCGAGCGCGAAGGCGGCAATCGCCATCGTCAAGCGTGCGAACTTCATCATGTGATCTGTGTCCTCTTCATGATTTCGGCGGAGATTTGAACGTCCTTCCAGCGGACATCGACGGCGGAGAGCGCATCGAGCGTGACGATATAGAGCTGGCCGCTTTCGGGCGCCGTATCGATCCACGACAGATGCGCATTGTCCCAGACGTTGTAGATATATTCGAGCTTGTCGCTGTTCATGGGCGATACCGCCGAGGCGGGCAGCGCAGGATAGCCGCCCGGCGTCGCGCCCGGATCGGCCTTGAAGGCCGCCGCCTGCGCCGCCGTCACCTCGCGCAGCCTCGCCCATACATGCTGCGCCGCCAGCGCCTCGATCTTGAAGTTGCCGGTCATCGTCACGCGAACCGCGTTGGTGCCGGGCGGCAGCGGCGGCAGCTCGACCATACCGACCAGGACGTCGTTGGCGCTTCGCAGCAGCGAAGGCGGCGTCGACACGACGATGCCGCCGACCGCGCCGCCCGCGACCGACAGCGAATCGACCGACAGCTGCGAGACATAAAGCCCGCCGTTGCGGAACTCGAAGGGCGCCTTCGACACCCCGCCCGCCGCATCCCAGATGCGCAGATAATCGACGATGAAATCCATGCCGCCCGTTTGGCCGTCATTGTTTGCGACCCAGCCGATGACGCGCCCATTGACGTCCAGCTTGACGCCATAGCGCGCGAAAAGACCGTCGATGCTCTCGGCCTGCTGTTCGATCGTCGCGCTATGCTCGCCGACCGTCGTCGAAACCTGGCTGATCTGCGTCGCCAGCGCGCTATCGGTCGATGATCGGACCTGCTGCTCGATCGCGATCGCGCCCTCGGCCGCGCCGACCCGCGCCGCCAGTGCTTCGCGCGCCATCGCTTCGGCCGTGTCGCCATCGATCAGCCGCGCCGTGATTTCCTCGCGGGCCAGTGCCAGCGACGCGACCGTCGAACGCTGGCGCCGATCGCCGGCGAGAAGTGCCGCCAGCGACGCCGCCGCTTCATCCTCCTGGCGGCGATCGACCAGCCGCGCGACGCTGATCCCCCGTTCGATCGACGCGGTGTCGCCCAGAGCGGACAGGCTGTCCTCGGCCGTCGCGACGCGTGTTTCCAGATCGTTGAAGGTCGCTGCATCGACCTTGGTGACGATCGCGCCCTGGAGCGCATCGATGTCGATCCTTGCGTCGGTGACCGTCGCCGACAAGGCGTTGACGGTCGCGGCGTCGGCCTTCAGCAACAGCGACGCATCATGGCCGTCCAGCCGCACCTCGGCACTCGTCAGCCGTGCCTCGATGCCTTCAAAGACGGGCACCTGCGACGGATCGATCACCGCCGTCGCAATCGCATTGTCGACATAGGACGTGGTGGCTTTCAACGCGACCTGCGCCTGCACGGCGTCGAGCGTCACCGACACGTCGTTGATCCGCTCGGCTGTCGCATCGATCGCCGACAGCGTCACCTTTCCAGACGCGGGATCGACATAGATGCCCGCGTCGCGGATGACGCCCTGCGTCCGCGCGAGCCGCGTATCGATCTGCGTCACGACGGCGGCGAGGCGGTCGAGCGCGTCGGTCTGGACGCGCATCGCCCCCTCGGTCGCCGCGCCGATCGCGGCGGCGCGCACCTGTCCCAGATCGGTGGCAGCGCCGCCGCCGCGGTCGATCAATAACCGCCCGCCCTCCGTCAGCACGAGCGACATATTCAAAAGGTCCGCGGGCGAGCGCGTATTGCCCTCTTCGTCGCGGATATTGCTCGGCAGGTCGCTCGCGGGCGAAGGCACGATCGCCCCGTCCGTAGCACCTGGTTCCGCGGGCTTCAAATCCTCCAGCGGCGTGCCGTCGAGATAGCTGACATCGTCCGCCAGGATGACGGCGGCCGATATTTCGCTGTCGCTATGAACGCGATGATTGCGGCGATAACCGACCTTGCGCGTCTTCACCGGCGGCAACTGCCGTTCACGGCCGAGGAAGATCGCCTGAAACGCCGCTACCGGAGCGCCCCATGCCCATTCGCCGATGCGGATCGTCGCGTCGGGCTGGAGCACCCAATAAAGCGACACGCCCAGCAAGAGGCGGTCGATCGCCTGCGCGACGGTGTCGGTGCCGACTGCAATGTGGACGCCGCAGGGCGCGGGCCGCAGCGCCTCCGCTGCGGCCAGATCGGCGAGGGCCGGCCCACCAACCGCTGCCAGCATCTTCGCGACGATCCCCGCCGCCGTCTCCGAATATCCCCCGCTGTTCTCGCCGCGAATGTCAGCCGTCAACGGCCCCGCGGGAACGGTCCACCATTTGACGCAGGCAATCGACGGCGCGGCCACACACCCGCCATCGGGCGCATCGGCCGCCTGGAGCGCGGTGAAGGTCGCGGCGACGCTGCCCTGCCACGGCAGCTCGACGATGGCCCCGGCGCGGCCCTTGTCGCGCACGGCGTCGAACGCGCCGATCGGTTTCGACGGATCGCCGAATTCATAGATATTGTTGGCCTTGTCGAGCAGGCCACCCTCGACATTATAGACGCGACCCCAGCTCCGCCGCTTGGGCCTGCCTGTCGCCTCGGACGGCCCCTCGATCCCACCCTCGCCGGTAAAGCCCGCGCCGAGCAGCGGCTTGTCGAGCAATTGGCTAGGGTCGGCGATCGTGAGCTGCAGCTGCCCCTCGTTCACCACGACGTCGGCGACCGTGCCTGTCAGACGCCGAACGAGGGCGCCGCCCTCTTCGCCCGCGTCGATCGTGACGGCGGCATCGCGCCAATAATAGCCGAGCAGCTCGGTCATCAACGACGACGCGCCGGGCACGAAACCAATCTCGCCGTTGGTCGGCACCGTTCCGCCCGTCCAGCCATTGTCGTCGAAGCCAAAGGCCGCGCGGAAACGCGGCATCGCGACGACGCCGGCATGATAATTTTCGCCGTTCCGTCGATAGGGCGTGTCGGTGCCGCCACCCGCCAGTCGGACGGTGACTTCGGCGCCCGTATCGGCGCGGCGCGGCTGAACGTCGATGAATGCGATCTCGCTCATCGCAGGTCCACGTTGCGAGAGATGTTGCCGCCGCCGCCCCCGCCCACCATGACTACCCCGCCGCCCCCCGCACGCAGGATCGCGCGCATTTCCGCCAGAATGTCGTTGGTCTCGTTGGTCAGCTGGTTCTGCGTCTGCATCGCCTTGCTGGTGTCGACGGTCGCTTGCTGCGCGGCGCGGATGCGTTCATTCTCGGCCGCGATGATCGCCTCGGCCGTGCTGATCGCGTTCGAACGATCGCTGGCATATTCGCTGCCCGCAGTGCCATAGGCGTCGCGGCTCGTCTCGACGAGCTGGCGGGTCAGGTCGGCAAGCTTGTCGGCTGCGCCATCGACGCCCTTTTCGGCGTCCGACTTGGCCGCGGCGATCTCGGTGAGCAGCTTGTCGCGGCGCTCGGCCGCCGTGCCTTCGAACAGGTCGCCGAATTTCAGGTCATCGAGCAGCTGCTGGAGCGATCCGACGCGGCTCGACAGGATCTGCTCGACCAGCTTGGCGCGATCTTCGGCGTTGCGCGCCTCGATCTTGCTGACGTCAAAGCCATATTGGGTCGCGATCCGGACGCGCTCTTTCGCCTGCTCCTCGAACTCGCGGAACTGGCGCTCGATCGCGGAGCCAATGCCGCCGAGCAATTCCTCGACTTCGCGAACCTTCAGCGCCTCCTGGACTGCCTTGTCGATGTCGGTGCTCGACCGCAGCGCCTTTTGCATGGCCGCTGAAAGCCCCTTGATCGCCCCGTCGCCAATCGCGTCGGCGATGGCATAGGCGATCGCGCCCGCCTCATCGTCGCCGAAGTCGCGCGCGCCATTCTTGATCTTCAGCGACGAGCCGCTGGTGTTGACACGGTAATCGCCGCCGCGGACGCCGATGGTGGTGTAGAAAGAACCGACCGTTGCATCGAGGGCCTCGGCGATGCGCTGGAGCCCGCCGGTGACCGATCCGGCCAGCCCTTCGGCCGCGCCGTAGTTTTTCTTGTCCTTGCCGCCGATTGTATAATCGTCGACCCCGGTGATCACGGCCCCAGCCGAGCGCGACTTCTTGAACAGCCCGCCGAGAAGCCCGCCCGCAATCGACCCGATGATGTCGCCGCCGGGGATAGGAAGGAACGAACCGACCGCGCCGCCGATCTGCGATCCTGTCGTGCTCATTTTCAGGCCCAGCGACTTGCCGACGCCGGCGACGAACGATCCGGTCTGCGCACCGCCGAACGCCTTGGCCAGCGTGCCCTTCAGCTTGTCGGGCAGGCCGGGCAATTCCTTCGCCGCACCCAAAATGCCACCGATCGGCCCTGCCGTGAAGAAACCGGCATAGGCGCCCTCGAAAACGGGCGACAGCTTGCGGAAGAAATCGCCGCCCAGATATTCGTCGAACAGCTTGGCGAGCGGTTCATATTGCGCACGCGCCAGATCGCGCAGAAAATCATTCTGCTCGCGCATCAATGCGGCGCCGATCGGCGACGGCCGATTGCCCGACACGACGATCGGCGCGTCGGCGCTCGCCGCGCCGCGCGCCTGGCCGAACACGCCCAGGAACGATTTCGCGCCCTGGCCGATCGCACCGCGCGCGGTCGACCGATTGATGTCGGCCGTCGCCGCCGCCACCGCGTCGGTGAACATTTTCAGGGCCGCCGACGATCGCCCGGCTTCGCCTTCCAGCCCGTCGATCTGTTCCGCCAGATCGTCGATCTCGCGATCGAGCGGCGTCTTGCCGCGCACCCGCTTTTCCAATGCGCGCAGGCTGTCGCCGAAGATCGCCTCGACCGCCATGCTGCCCCGGAAGCGCTTGATCAGCTGCTCGCTATTCTTCAGGAAATCGCCGCCGCTGCCGCCGCTGAACAATTCCTCCAGCGCGCCGCGCAGGTCGCCGATCGACGACATATAGATCGAGATGATGTCCTGGCGCTTTTCGAGCAGATCGTTGATCCGCTCTTCGATCGCAACCGTCGCCTCGATCTGTTTTCGCGCCGTCGCCGTAAGCGGCACATTTTTCGCTGTCAGATCCTGAATGCGCGCGAGGAGCTGCGCTTCACGTTCTCGCCCCTGCAACATGAGGAGCTGCTGCGCCCACTGGTCGCGGCTAGTCTTTAGCATGTCGGTGAGCGGCCCGTCGACCGTCTCGACCGCTACGATTTTCAGCCGCTCCGCCCGCGCGACGAGCTGCTCCCAGTTCGGCGGCTTGCGTGCGCTGAGCACGGCGATGACGCCGTCCAGCTCCTCGACCGCCGCCTGCGCCTTGACGATGCCGTCGGGCAACGGGACGAGCCGCTGCTGGATGGCGTCGAGCGGCGCCGCGATCCCGTCCATCACCGCCGCGCGCGCGCCCTTGGCCTCGCCGATCAGCTTCTCGAACGACGGCGGCTTGCGCTTCTCCAGGTCGGCGATCAGCCCGTCGATCGCCCGCAGGTCGGCGAACGCCTTGTCCAGCGCGCGCGGCGCCGGGTTATAGCTGTCCGCGATCCGCGCGATCTTCTCCGCCGCGCTCTCGCCGAAATTGGCGAGTGCGTTGGCCGCGCCGGCGCCGCTACGTGCCTTGGGCCCTTTCGGACCAGCCTTCCGGAACTCGCTGGCGAGCTGACCTTCGGCGAGGGACTTATCGATCAGGTCGGCCAGCTCGACCTTTGCTTCGGCCGAAACGCGGTTCGCAAGGGCAGTCAGGAACGCGCTCTTGTCGATGCCTGCGCGCGAAAAATCGATGTCGTTGGCCAAGCGCGCGGCCTCGTCGGCCGAAATGCCGCCCTGCTCGACGCCCGTTACAAGGCTCGACAACCGCTGGCGCTCGCGCTGCGAGATCGCAAGACCCGTTTCGCCGTAACCACGGTGCAGGATGCGCTGAAATGCCAGCCCAAAGCCTCCCCGCGGCGCGTCCTTCGCATCGGCAAGTCCCGACACCGCATCGGTTCGCGCCTTTTCCGCTTCCAGGCGAAGGTTGGCGGACATTATCCGGGCATTGAGGATCAGCATCTCGTTCTGAGCTTTGATCTTGCCTGTCGTGAGGTCGAAGATCTCCCCCATGACACTTTGCGCCTGGCTGAGGCCGCTCGATGCCATTTCCGCCGCGCTGGCGGCCTCTGCGCCTTCGAACAGCTTGGCGGCGAACATCGACACGAGCGGGATCGCGACGCCCAGCGCGATCCCGAACGGCCCGCCCATGATCGAAGCGAACTTGGCGATCTTCGACGATGACTTGTCGGTTTCGCCGCCCATCATCGCGATCGCAAATTGCGCCTGCGACGCCTGCTGTGAAAATGCCGTCAGGATGGGCGTCCCGCCCTGGACCTGGATCAGGAAATCCTGCGCCTGCTGCCCCAGCTGCATCTGACCCGCACGATGCCGCGCCTGCGCCCGCGCGATGACGTCGGCCGCCTGCTGCTCGGCGCGCGCCGCCGCCCTTGCTGCCCGTTCCTGATCCTTGCGCGCGCGCTCGACCTCGCGCGCCGCGCGGGCCGCCTCGCGATCGCTCGCGGCAACCTGATTGGTCGCGGCCGACGCCGTGCGCCCCGCGCCGGCCATGTCGCGCAGGCCGCCCGCTGCACCCTTGGCGCGCTGCTCGCTCGCGGTCAGCTGACCGACAAGCCCGTCGTCGCGCGCGCGCAGCCGCGCTTCAAGGATCGTCTGCGCGCTCATTTATGGATCTCGGCAAGCGTGGCCAGCGCGGCCTGCTCCATCGCGCGCAGACCGGGCAGGGTGGCGGGCGTGATCTCTATACCTGCCAGCTCGGCGGTCGGCTTGATCGCGGCATAATCGAGCCCGGCGAGCGCGCCTGAAAAGGGGTGCCGCCGCCATTGCGTATCGAGCGCAAAGAAAAGCGCGACCGTGCCGGCATCGTCCTGATGAATTTCGATCGCGTCGTCGTCGGCGCGCGCGTCCGCCTGAAATCGCGCCGGCAGCACAGTGCTTTGCGTAACCACGTCGTCGGCCTTTTCCCGTCGGCCGCCGCGCCCCGATGCCCAGGCGCGCGCGACCGCCCTCAGTTTCCCTTGCGCTGCTCCGGTTGGGCCTTGCGCAGGTCGCGATAGGCTTCGGTCACGCCACCGGCGAAATTCGGGACGCGAAGCATCCGCTCCAGATTGTCCTTGGTAAACGGGACCGATCGGCCGCCCTCGCTGCCGTCGTCCTCGATCACGCCTTCCCAATTCTCCAGAATGCGGAGAATGAAGGGGGACAACACGCCGCTCAGCGTCTTGCGATCATCCGGATTGTCGGCCTGGACCAGCTCGCTTCCGACCTTGGCCACGTCGTCGTTGAATGCGACGAACTCATCCTCGTCCAGAATGACAAAGCGCCCGCGGATCTCGTTGACGACGATTTCGCCCTCTTCGGTGACGCCGTTGAAGCGGATCGGCCACCATGCCTTGGCCTGCGAAACGATTTTATATGCCACGATGGCCTCCTGTCAGAATATGGCGGGGATGTTCGGCTCCCCGCGCCGGACCCTGATTGACGGCCAACATTGGGCTGTCGCTCGCTCCGGCACGATCGTCGGCTAGGCGCCGCCGCCCCGAACGGCAGCCGCACGCCATCACAGCCCCTCGGGTGTCAGGTTGCGGTAATGACCAGATCGTCCTGGCCGGCGAGGATGTTCATGCGGATGTCCATTTCCCACATCAGCTTGCGGTCTTCCTCGGTCTCGTTGATCGAGACGATCTGCGTCTGCGCGCAGGCGACCTCCACGATATTGCCGGCCGCGACGCCGTGCGTCAGGTTCAGGTCCATGATCGACGAGCTGTCGAGCGCTGCCAGATAGTCCTTCGCGGCCATCGACGGCGCTTCGACGACAAGCCGCCCCGTGATCGCATGGTCGCCCCGGTTGACATAGCGCGAGCCGATCAGGTTGCGCAGGCTGATCCCGACGCCGGCGTTGAGCGTCAGGCTGCGCGTGATGACCGCGAAGCCATCTAGCAGCAGCAGCGTGTTGTCGGTGTTGACTTCCAGCGGGTCGATCCAGCGGTCGATGGTCGCCGCGCCGGGGGCATTGACGTCGCGCGGAGCGGCAGCGGGGATAAGGCACGTATAATTGAGCCCGATGAACGGATAGGCGCCCGCGGTGAAATCCATGGTAAAGGTGCCGCGCGAACCCAGCCCCTTGCGTCGCTGGTCGCCCATCCAGTGATACTGCGTCAGCGACGATTGAGGGACATTGGCGGCGGCCATACGCTGCTCCGCGCTTACCCCAGGGGAAAGCACCGGGGCAGCCATGCCGCACGCTTCGAGCAGCTCCATCCACGCGGGAGCGGTGCCAGCGGCGCCCGATCCCGCAACCTCGACCTCGTAGCTCAGCTCCTGCCGCTTGTTCGTTGCCAGGATCGGCGTCGCGCCGAAGCTGCCGCGGTCAAGGTTGCGTTCGAGGGGGTCGGTAATCAGCGGCGACGCGCGAAAATTGCGCGTAAGGATCGCATTGGCAGCGAGCGTCGGCGCGGCGTCGGTGCCATAGGCCACCTCCTTTTTCGCGGCGAGCACTTTGACGGCGTCAACCATCGACATTCTCCTGTCCGCCCGCGTCCGGCTTCAGCGCGGGATCTTCGATATTGGCCTCGGCGAGCCAGCGACGCCGCGCGACGCCCGACGTCGGCAGGCCATGCTCGTCCAGCTCAAGGCCGGATTTCGGATCGCGAGCGCGCGGCGCGGTCGGCGCGGCCTGCGTCGTCGTTCGTTCGGCCTCCTTGCCCTTTCGGCCCTTGGGGGCCTTGTCCTCGACGGGCGGCGGGGTGGTCACCTCGCTGCCATTCTCGCCGGGGGTTGACTGGAACGCGGGATCGGTGTCATCCGCCATCAGCTGTTTCCTTTCCTAAGTCTCCATGCGGCCATAAGGTCCGCCTCCACTGCGAGCGGGGGTCCGTCAGCGGACATCGGTTGTCGCCCATGCCTTCGGCGCACCGCCATCAGCTGCTTCCTTTCCTCAGTCGCCATGCGGCCGTAAAATCGACGGCCCAGGCAACCCCCCAGCCGTCAGCGGCTATCAGCCGCCCGCCGGCATAATCGCAGGCGCCCGAGGCGTCGGGATGCTTCCAGCCGGTCAGCGCATCCATCACCTTGACGATCTGCTCCTCCAGCTCGCGCGACGGGCTGCCGTCGACGCGCATCTTCGGCTTCAGCACAATGACGACACGGAACATCGTCGCGACCCGCTGGTCGTGGATGCCGTTCATCTCATTGGGCCGCGCGGTCTCGCGATCGGGGATGACGAACAGCGCGGGGCTATGCGCCGGCGCCGCCTTCAGTCCCGCCCATTCGAGCACGCCCGCGACCTCCCGAAAGCCGCCCGCGATCAAGCGATCGACGATCGGCTGCGCCCGGATCAGCCGGATCATGCCGCAGCCCCCGCGTTCATCGCACGCAGCAGATGGCCGACCAGGATGCGGTCGATCGCCATGATGTCGTCATCGGAAAAGCCGAGGAATGACCGGCGCGGCATGGTGACGCTGGCGCGATAGCCGAACGGCGTGTCGAGCGCCTTGCCCGTCTTCGGTCTGATCGTGCCCCCGAATTGATGGATCTTGCCATAGATCGCCGGGCCGCCGGTGCCATAGACGCCGACCGAGGCGAAATCCTCGCCGCTCTGCCGTTCGAGCGCATTATACAGGTCGCCGCTCGCCTGGAGCGTCTTGCGCCCCTCCTCGATCGCGGCGGCCGATTTCTTCCAGGGAATGCCCAGCGGGTCGCGCTCTTCCTGAAAGCGGTCGAGCGTTCCTTCGAACATCGCCTCCGACGACTCGGCCATTGGTGCCGACAGATCCGACGCGGCCTCGCGCAGCCGACGCAACGTCGGCGCCAGCGCGTCGACCGTCGTGATGTCGATGTCCAGCCCGGCACTCATCGGCCGTAGGACCGCAGGCCGCCGACATAGCCCGAAAGCGCGTCGGGATAGGCGCGTCCGCCCGAATGGAACGAAACGCCGCCCTCGTCGGACGGCGGCGCGGCGGTCGCGCCCGGCAGGCTCGACTTGCCGTCCTCGATCCGCTCCAGCGCGCGCTGCGCGGCCTTCGCGGGCGCTTCGATCCCGTCGGGCGCGCCATTCGGATAGAGCCGCGCGCGGGCGATGTCGCCGATCCAGACCTTGACGATCTCCGGCACATCGGCGAGCGGCATCGTATAGCGGCTGCCGAGCGCGGCCTGGACGATCGCCTGGGCAGCGGTCAGCGCGCCGACGAGCAGATCCTTGCCGATGCGGCCGTCGCCGCGCTCGTCGGTCATGCGGACGGTTTCGTCCAGGCCGAACCGCTGGACAAATTCCGCGATCGTCAGCATCGGCGCCCCGCCGTCGGGCATCGCCCAGGCGAGATCGAGCACGGCGACTTCGACTTCATCCTGCGCGCGCGCGCCGCCGGCGTCGTCGACGGTGACGGTCACCAGATATCGCTCGCCAGCCCCGCCTTCGCGAAGTTCCAGCGTCAGCGCCGAGGCTAGCAGATTGCCGACGGCCACCAGCTCGGGCGCGCCGGGCACGAGCCCGCGCGCCTCGACCTCGATGCCGACAAGGTTGCTGATCGTCGTCACTCCGCCGAATTCCATCGGCAGGCGGGCGATCTCGGCAGGCTGTTTGACGACCAGTTTCATCGGCCGCGAACCCTCTTTGCAAGCCGGATGCAGCGCGTGATGGCTTCGTCGGCAAACAGGGCAATCAGGAGGAAGAACCAAAGCGCCGCGGCGACGCCGCCCCATGTCGCCAGTCCAACGCGCTCGCCCCTGGGCGCGGCAACGACCCCGGCCGTGACGATCAAGGCCAGCCCGGTCGAAATGGTGAGATAGAAGATGGCGAACGCCTGCATCTCAGCCTCCCGCGACCGGATAGCGAAGCGCCGCAGCGGCAATCCCGCCCCCGACGATCCACCCGACCGCGCCGGCAAGCGCCGCGAGCAGCCCGAGCAGAAACAGACCGAGCCCCATTTCGAACATCGGCACATAGGCCCGGTGACCCAGCCGGACGACGGGCAGCGCCATCAGGATAACACCGATCAGCATCACTACGCCGGCGATCTGCGACAGCAGCTCGCTCATGCTTTCTGGGCCTTGGGTTTCGGCGCAGCCTTTGGCTTCATCGGCGCCTTGGGCTTCGCAGCCGCAGGCGATGCGGCGGGAGCGGGTGTCGGCGTCGGCGTGGGTGTTGGGGTCGGTGCGGGCTTTGGTGCAGGCGACTTCGCCAAGGTCGGCACCGGCTTCAGCGCGCCGATCGCGACCAACTTGTCGCCCTGGGCTTCCCGCAGCGAAACGATCGTGCCCGGCGGGATGGGCTTCTTTCTGCCGTTCGACAACGGCGTAACGACTTCATAATCGGGCATGGTCGAACCTCTTGAATTTGGGGAAAGGTGGGCCGCCTCCAAGATACCCCTGGAGTGCGGCCCACGATTGCTGCGCGGCGATTAGGCCCCGGCACCCTGGAACAGGAACCCGGCGTCAGCGCCGACCAGCTCGGCCGAGAATTCGTCGAAAACATCATTGTCCCAGCTGCGCGTGTCCTTTTCCCACTGGCTGGGCGACACGAACGGATGCGCTTCGAGCTGATAGGTGTAGCCATAGCTCGGCAGTGGCATCGCGCGCTGGCCTTCGGGCGGGACATAGGCGAGGATCGCATCATCGCCCCAGATGTCGACGGTGGTGTCGTCGTCCTGGTCGTAGATGCCGTCACCGGACACGACGAGCGGAATGTCCAGATATTCCTGGAGCATCGCGTTGGAGATCGTCGCTGCCGTCGTGTGCTTGAAATGCTCGAGCACCTTGGGATGGTCCTTCAGCGCCTTTCGCGCGGTAGCAGCAAGCGCAAGCGTGTTCGGGCGCTTGCCCGTGCGGCCGCGGATCACTTCGACTGCGTCGCTGATCTGCGTTCGCGGGTCGCTGTCGGGATGGGTCCAGACATCGGTTCCGGCGAGGGCAAGCTTGTTGGTCGCGGCATAACTGGCGGCATTGCGCGCGACCTCGGCCTGCTGGATTTCCTTCTCCATCGCGATCACCGCCAGCACGATATCGACGGCGCTCTGCTGAAGGTCGATGCCCGGAACCGCGGCGGCTTCGCCGATATATTCGATCGGCACCGATGCGCGCAGGGCTTCCTGATGCAGGTTCACCGCCTTGCCTTCATAGCCGAATTCGAGCTGCGCGATGCGGGCGCCGGGCGCGCGGCGCGTCTTGCGACGACGGAAGCTCGACCGGTCGAACTCGATGCGCTTGGCGGCGCGCGTCGGCATGGTGACCGTCGGGAAAAGGAAACGCCCGATAAATTCGGCCTGGACATAGCCTCGGGCATGGTTGGACAAAATCGGATCGACGACGCGAACCTGTGCGGCATTCATTCCCGGACCGGTCATGGATGATATTCCTCGTTACTGTTGAAAAAGGGGGTGACAGTGGCGCCGATCAGTGGACCAGCAGCACCTCGATAAGGTCGCCGTCAGCGACGGCGGCCTGAAGCGCATAGGCGGCGATCGGCCCGACGCCCGCCTGGGCGATGCCCTTGCCGCTGCCGTCGGCCGCGGGCTTGATCGGGCCACCGACAGCAATCGCACCGCCCGCTTCGAGCATGGCGGTGCCGAGCACGCGCACCGACAGGGCGACGCCAACGGCTGCGCCATAGGCGGAGACGCCGAGCGGTTGCTCGCCGTCGGCGGCATGATTGCCGGTAAAATCGACGAACCGTGCAGCTGAGATGCCGGTCGCGGCCGAAACCGTGAGGGAAAGAATGGGGGACTGCTGCATCGGTGTTCCTTTCAGTCAGGCAGCGAAAAGGGAGGCGGGAGGCGTCAGCCGCCCGCGCGGCGGACGGCCTCCATCCAGCCGAGCTTGGGATTTTCGGCCTGGAGCGCGGCGGCCTTCGCAAAGATTGCCGCGCGGGCGGGATCGACCTCGTAACCGGCGGGCGCGGCAAAGCTCGCGAGCTGGCCATCGATCGCCTTGCCGTCGTCGGCCGCGATTTCGCCCAGGCTGACGAGCGGCTGCGCCGTGTCGAAGATCTTCATCAGCGCGGCGCGCGGGCTCATATCGGCAACGCCCTCGCCAAAGCTGACGACATCGTCGCCGCCAAGCGCATCGAGCACGCCGACCAGCAGCGCCTTGCCCTCGGGCTTGATTTTCGCTTCCTTCAGCAGCCCTTCGGCAAAGCTGACGTTCGCGTCGTGACGTTCCTTCGCGGCTTTTTCGGCCGCAGCCCGCTCGCGCTCAGCGATGCGCTCCTCGCGTTCGGCGAGCGATTGTTCGCGTTCGGCGAAGCTCGCTTCCCAATCCTTGCGGGCATCCTTGTTGTCGTCGGTGGGCGGCATGACTTTCTCCTGCTCAAAGGTGACGAGGTCGCCGGCATCACCGGCTGCGAAACTGACCCGCCCCAGCCCCTTCACGCCGGGCGCGTGCGCGCCCAGGAAGCCGACATGCTTTAGGTAAAACTGACCGGGCGTGGGATTGTGCGGGTTGTCGGGCGGATAGAATTGCGCCGACACCTTGGCGTAGCGGCCCGCCTTCACCGCCTCGGCAAAGCTGGGCTCCAGCTGGGCGGGATCGGGATAGGCCAACAGCTCGTCACCCTGGACCTCAAGCCGGTCGATCCAGCCATAGGCGGGATCGTTGAGCTGCGGATGACCGATGACGAGCGGGGCGGGGTTGGCGGCGGGGTCATAGCTCGCCGCGATCGCCGCCAGATCGCCTTCGCCAAGCGACACCTTGACCCCTTCGACGGACGTGAAGGTGCCGGTGCGGAAAAGGCGGATCGGTTTGAGGGCGGCGGCGGCGTTCGTCATGCCCCGCACTTAGGCGGCTTAACGAAGCCGCATCGGCGTCCGCCGTCGGACGCCGAATGGATCAGTCCGTCAGGGCCCGCTTAGCTGAACCGGATAGCGACTGGCAAGCGCCCGCGTCGGCGATTGACGCGATCAGCCCGCCGGAGGAAGGGTCGCTCCTGCATCGACGGCATCGGCTGAATGGTGCCCAAATTTGCCGTGGGCACGTTGCCCATGCGCATCGGCAGGAAAAAACGACCCAACCCACCACTTTTCACCGGAGGGGCTTCTACGGGCAAATTTTCCGCTGATCCGACACCCCGTCGGCGCGCCCCAATTGGTCCAGACGCTTTGCGATGGCTTTCCACATCTCGACGCCCGCCAAATCCCCCGTCAATGCCAGGGCACCGATCCGCTCTGCCACGAATAGGTTGGCGCGTTCACCATGCTGCCGCTCAACCTCTAGAGCGCACGCCCAAACATGCTGTTCCGGCGAGAGGCTCATCCGGCAACCCGTTGCCAGATGCCCCAACCGGCCATGCCAACCGAAAGCAGCAGTAGAGACCAGAACTCGGCCGCAAAAAGAAGACGGCGAAGCCGGGCGCTAAAAGGCACGCTTGGGCGCCGGATCGACAGAGCACTTCCCCCTGTCGGTCGAGTTGATCATACGGATGGTTCGGGTCGCGGTTAGATCGACGCGGCTAATTCCATAGTCCAGCATGTCATCCTTGAACACAACGCGGTCGGGCGTAAAGGTGCCCGCCATCCGAACGGTATAGCCCGTTTTCGGAACCAGCACACTGACGGTCCCCGCGCCCTCATCGGCCGTGATCTTAACCTCCGACCTGGTGCCTTCGCTGTTCGTGAAGACACAAGTCATATAGGTGGGGGCCGCTCCCGCCGGAACCGCGAAGCTCACGGCGATCAACGCCAACGCAAAAGAAACGGCCTTCATTATGTCCTCCTCAAACTTGCTTCGTCAGCACAAGCGGAGCTTCCGCCACCCCGCAGTTCGGCCATAGCGCCAGCCAGTCTTGATCGAAACCGTCGCTTTCCGGCTTCCTCGACACAAGGTGGTCGGCTGCGACCGTCCAGCTCATTCTGCGCATCCGCGCCTCGCTGACCTGTTCGACGCGGCAATTGCAGCCCCAGCCGTTTGGTGGAAACATCCAGCGCCAGGCAGGATGCTCGACAGGCAGGATGACGCCATGCCGCTCTTGATGATCAGTTTCCGGATCTCGCCGCCAATGGTCGGATCGATAGCGCAGGAAAGGGAACATCTCCTTTTCGCGCTGATATTTCGCACGGCGATGCGCCGCGATGCCGATACGGCAGATCCATCGCCATAGATCACCGATCGGCCCATAATCGGACGAGCTTGCCAGGATTGCCTCCGCCACGACGCAACAGCGCGCATCATCCGGTGGGAACCTGAGCACGGCCCCCACCTCACGCGCGATTGCCTCTTCAAGCGACGGGAGCGCCGCGTCGGTCGCTGAGGGCGCCTTCAGCCGCTCCAGCAACCACCGGACCTGGTCCCGACCTTCCCAGTGGGCGATCGCCAAGTCGGGCGGAGCGGTGAGCCATGCCCAGAGGAACCGCATCTCCTCTTGGGTAGCGAGATACGTGCGCCGTGATCCGCCGCGGCCGAGCCACTCTCCCATCACTTCCGCGACCAGCGGCCCACCCAGCCGCACGGTCCTTTCGTTGAGCAGCGCTTCGCGCCAATCATCCGGTAAATCCGCCGAGCAAGGCGGGAAATTCGGAATGCCGCTATTCACGTCTTCTTGATCACGGCGACAACGCGGCCGACGATATGGATTTCGCCGTCATAGGCTACGTCGTCCCGCACATTCGGATTGTCACTCTTGATGACTATCGCGCCATCGGCTCGCGTGGCAAGCCTCTTGACCATTCCCATCTCGCCGATCGCACAAACCCAGATCAAATCGGCGAATGATGGCGACGTCTCGGCGAGATCGATCAGCATGATGTCGCCGTCGTCGATCGTCGGCGACATCGAGTTCCCTTTACCCGGCGCGAAGCGAAGCATCTCGGGCGGCGATGAGGTATAGTGCCTCACCCAGTCCGCAGGGAAGTATCGGGCTGTTTCGGTGACAACGATCCCGTCGACGAAGGTTGCACCGAGGCCATAGGCAAGGTCGATTTCCTGAATGAGCACGAGCGACGAAGAGGGCGGCTCGCCTTCGTCTCCGGGCATCTCTGCGGCGTCAGTGTCAATGAAATCGTCAACTGAAGAGCCAATCACCTGACAGATCGCCTTCAACGTTCCTACCTTGGGCGTCGAGACGCCTGACGTGATGGCGTTGAGAGATTGCCTCGAAATTCCGGCCTTTTCCGCCACACTTGAGGCTGCGCCATAGGCAAAAACCGCAAGCCGCAAAGCCGACGCCGATTGCTCGGTCCAGCCGAGGACGCGCGCATTGTCGTTTTTTGGTTGACTTGACGACTTACTTGTCATTAGTCGCGTCAACATGACAAATGTAAGGCGAACTGACATGCAAGACTGGCATCCACAGGATGTCAGAGCGGAAATCCGCAAGCGCGGCGGCACCCTTTCGTCTCTCGCTAAGCAGGCAGGCGTCTCCAAACAGGCTCTTGGTGCTGCGATCGATCATCGCGCTTCCGAACCAATTGAGCATGTGATCGCTGATTTTCTGGATCTGAAGCCGCACCAAATTTGGCCTTCCCGTTACAACGCCAAGGGGCGGCGCATCCGTTACCGCTCCACCCGCGACACGCAGGTGGCTGCATGACGCGGGCCTATCACACCGGGCGCGCCGCGCCAACGTCCCACCAATGTTCCGCTGAATTGCCGTCTCAAACCGGCACATCGGGAGGCAAGGTGCCCGGCTATGCGTCGGCGCAGGAACTGGCTGATGCAGCACTTCCGGGCTTGCCGACGACAAAGCGGAGTATCAACCGTCGGGCCGAAACCGACGGCTGGCAATATATCGACCGCGTCGGGCGCGGCGGCGGGCGCCTCTATCGCGTCGCCGACTTGCCGATCGAGGCACAGCAGGCTCTGCTTCAACAGCGAATAAGCGCCGCTTCAGGCACACCGGTCGGCCGTCCGAAGGGCAGCGACTATTTCACCCGCAATCCCGAAGTCGCCGCGGCCGTCGAGGCGATCCTTGCCAGCCGCCGCCTTGCCGCCCCTGGCGTGATGGAGCTGCTGCAGGACAACTTCGTCACCCTGCCGTCGCTCCGCTCGCTCCGCCGTTTCATCGCGAAGCTGGAGGATGAGCGCAAGACCGTCATCACGTCGATGCGCGATCCCGACGCCTTCAAGAGCAAATATCGTGTCTCCATCGGCCGCGCCGACGCCAACACCACCCGCGCGCATCAGATTTGGGAAATCGACGCGACCAAGGCGGACGTGATGACCACCGAGGGGCGCAAGATGATCCTCGGCCTGATCGACCGCTGGTCGCGCCGCGTCCTCTTCATGGTCTGCCCATCCGAAAGCGCGCAATCGGTGCGCCGTCTGCTCATCACCGCGATCGAGCGTTGGGGCGTCGTTCCCGAAATCGTCATGACCGACCGGGGCGCGGGCTTCATCAACGGCGCGATCGTCTCGGCCCTCGAAATGCTCGGCATCGAACATTGGCCGTGCCCACCCGCGTCGGGCGACAAGAAACCGCATATCGAACGCGTCTTCGGTACCTTCCAGCGCCAGCGCACCGAACTCTTCGACGGCTACTTGGGGCATAGCGTTGCCGAAGCCCAGCAGCTGCGCGCCAAGGCGCGTAAGGACAGCGGGCGCCCGGTCATCACCGCGCGCATGTCGCCCGCCGAGCTTCAGGCCGCGATCGATGGCTGGACCGATGGGGTCTACCATCTCCGCGAACATGGTTCGTTGCGCATGTCGCCGATGCGCAAATGGCAGTCCTCGCCTGTCCCGGCCCGCGCCGCGCCCGGCGCCGACGTGCTCCGCATGGCGCTCTCGGCCCTCGTCGGTCCGCGAACCGTCGGCAAGCGCGGCATCCAGTGGCAGGGCGGGCGCTATTGGTCGCCCGCGCTCGCGCCTTGGGTCGCGCGCCAGGTGCTCGTCCGCCGCGACGAGGACGAGCTGGGCGAGCTGCTCGTCTTCAGCCCTGACGGCGAGTTCATCGACGTCGCGGTGAACCACGCCCGTTCCGGCCTGTCCGAAGCCGAATTCGCCGCCGAGGCGCGCGCGCAGCAGGCACGGTGGCTGCGCGAACAACGCGCCGACCTGAAGGACCGGGCGAAAGACTTCAACTTCGAGCGCGCGCGCGATGCGATCCTGCGTCGCGACGCCGAAGCGGCGGGCAAGCTTGTCCAATTGCCGATGCCGACGCAGACGCACTCGACCCCGGCGATCGACACGCTCTCGGAAGCCGCGGGATCGGCATCGCCCCAGCCGGCACGCCGCGAACGTCCCGCTGCCGCGACGATCGTGACGATGCCCAAAAGCCCGGCGGTCAAGATGCGCGAGGCCGACGAAATCATCGCGCGCGCCGATGCCGGCGAGACCGTCGACGCCGATGCCCTCCGCCGTGCCCGCCTTTACGCCTCGACCAGCGAATACCGCGCCCAGCGCGCCGTTGCCGAGCACCTCGCGACCCCCACCAGCGGCAAGACATCCGCCTGACTGAAGGAGAATAGCCTTGATCGACCTTTTGACCCGCCCCGCGCCGGCACCCGCCGCGCCCCGGCGCGGATATGCCCCCCTCCCCAACATGGCGCTCGCGCTACAGACGCTTGTCGAATGCACCGAGGCCGAGGAGGATCAGCCCCGCCTTGGCCTGCTCTATGGCAACAGCGGCTTCGGCAAGACCGTTGCCGCCGCCTTCGCCGCCGCGCAGACCGGCTCGGTCTATATCGAGGCAAAGAGCCTCTGGACCGTGCGCGCGCTGCTGGAGGCGAAGGCGGAGGAACTCGGCATCACCAAGCCGGAGCGCACCGCGCCACGCCTGCTGCGCCAGATCATCGACGAACTGAACCGCGCGCCGCGCCCCCTGATCATCGACGAGATGGACCACCTGGTCAAAAAGCAGATGGTCGAAATCATCCGCGACATTCACGACGCAACGTCGATCGCGATCCTGATGATCGGCGAAGAAGCGCTGCCGTCGAAGCTGAAAGAATGGGAGCGGTTCGACAACCGTATCCTCGTCGCAACGCCCGCGCAGCCCGCAACGGCCGAGGACGCACTGCTGCTCCGCGACCACTATGGCCTGAATGGCATCATCGCCGACGATCTCGCCATCTATTTCGCCGAGCGGTGCAAGGGCGTCACGCGCCGCATCGTCAACAACCTGCGCGCGGCTGCCCGCACCGCCGCGACCGAAGGTGTCGACACGATCGACCGCGCCTGGTGGGGGCCGCGCCTCGTCACCAACGGCGACATCCCGACGCGCCGGAGCCTCGGCCAGTGAGCCCGCGTCGGCCTCATCTCACTGCGCCGCCGCTCTATCGCCCGGCATTGGCTGTCGCGCAGCTTGTCAGGGCGCTGGATCCAACAGCTCGTCTTGTCCGGGCAACAAATGCTGTTGATGAACGGCTTCAGCGACGTGCCGAACAGCTTTGCGATATCCAAGACCGCGGACGTCTCCAACGTCTCGAACTACGGCTAATATATTGGCTGACCGAAGAGCATAAGCGCGCGCCAGCACCCACAGAGGCAGCCTGTCCGCTTCCGCAGTGCGATCCCACGTCGCGCGGCGCTTCGATGGCGTCGCCGTCGCAAAGGCCAGTGCGCGCTGCAACGCCGCCGCGCTCATGTCGCGCCAGCATTCCGGATCGTCATCGTCCAGCATTTGTCGAAACGACGCCTCTTCCTGCGGGGACAGAAGATCCAGCAGTTCGTCCGCAATCAGCCGCGCCTGCCACGCATAATCATCAAGGCTCATCCTGCATCGCTCCCACCGAATCGGACTGCAATAGCAGCCGCAAAGGCGCTGCGTAATGGCGACTTCGGCTCTCCCACGCTTCTGGCCGCCGCAGCATTGGGCCGCGCGTCAGCGTCTCGCCGATCCCGCCGAGGCGCTGTGGAGCGAGCTGCGCATCGCGCGCGGCGCGATTGACGTCGTCGAACTGACAATCCGCGCGATCGAGCATTGCGAGGACGCCTTCGCAATCCGCGGCGATGCCTTCCGCCGCTTCGATCAGCTGCTCGACGACTGGGTCGCGCGCGGCCTCGTCACCGTCACCGGCCATCCGGCCCGCTACGATCTTGTCAGGGAATATCAGCACTTGCGCTCGCCGCCACCGCCGCCCGCTCCGCGCGCCCTCCCGTTCCCGAAGCGGACCCAGCAACAACGGCTATGGACCGCTATGAAGGTGCTCCGGACATTCGACCTGCCGACCCTGTTGATGGCGGCCGACGCGAATCGCCGCGCGGCGCTCGACATGGTCCGCACCCTCGAACGCGGCGGATGGCTTCGCGCGACCGCCAACGGCTGGACCACCACCGCCGCGCGTAAATGGGGGCCGGTCGTTCCGTTGATGCGCCGCCAGATCGTCTCTGGCGTCAGCGTCATGCGCGTCACCGACCGCCTTACCGGCGCGATCGTCGACTTTCCGGCGCGCTCCTACGCCGCCCGCGCTCGCGGTCAGGACAATTCCAGCAACAGCTTAGCGGACGGGGGGTAGGTTAACCATGTCGGGTAACGTTAATAAAAACAGCGACTTGTCGAACCTCGATCGCGCGCGCGCGGCATGGGGACCGAACCTGCCTCGCTGGGTCCAGCTGCTCGCCAGCGCCTGCGATGCGACCAGCCAGCGGGTCGCCGGCGAAAAGCTCGGAAAATCGAGCGGCTACGTCAGCCGCCTGCTCAACAATTGCTATCCCGGCGATCTTGCCGAGGCCGAAAAGCTGGTCCGCGCCGCCTGGGGAAATGAGGATGTCGTCTGCCCGCTGTGGGGACCGATCCCGCTCGCCAGCTGCATGACCGCGCGCCGACGCACTCTGCCGCCGACGAACCGCGTCCATCATCTGCACCGCAGCACCTGTCCGACCTGCCCGAACAACAGCGACGAGCGGCATGACGAAGTGGAGGCCGCCTGATGCGCCCGCCCGCCGACGTCCGCCGCGTGCAATGGCGGGGAGCGGTCCTCGCCTTCTCCTGGCTGTTGCCGCTGCTCGCCACGCTGCTCACCGGCGTGATGGTGGTGACTCCGTGATCGCGCCGCCTCCGCCCCCGTCGCTGTGGAACCAGCTGCTGCTGGCGATCTCCAGCGTCCTCGCCGGCGCCTTCGTGGCCGCCGCCATCATCTTCGCCCCGCTCATCTGAAAGGAATAACCATGGGCCGCCGTAAAGCCGCACCTCAACAAGCGCCGACGACGCTCCCTGAAGCGATCGCCACGCTCGAACGCTATCTTTCCATCACGGGTGAGATCGACCGCACGAAGGCCGAAGCCGATCGCGCGATCCTTGCGATCCAGACGTCCCGCGACGAACTCGTCGCACCGATGAAGACGCAGGCCGAAGATCTGTTCCTTCAGCTGCGCGCATGGTGGGGCGTCGCCGGGCCGGACATGGCAAAGGGCCGCAAGTCGATCGAACTGGCCGGCGCGCTGATCGGCATCCGCACGACGACACCCAGCCTGAAACTTCCACGCGGCATGAAAGTCGAAGAGGCAGTGGCATTCGTCCAGGCGATCGTCGCCGACTATCCGGGCGCCCGCGATCTGCTTCGCGTCAAGACCGAGCTGGAAAAGCCGGCGCTCATCAAGCTGCTGCGCAGCTCGACGGCCGTCGGGCCGGTGGTGGAGCGGATCTCGCGCGGCGGCTTCACCGTCGCGCAGCGTGACGAATTCTTCATCGATCGCGCGGCGCCGAAAGAGCCCGATCCCGAAACCGTCGAAACGCCCGCGCCCGTGATTGCCGAGGTGCGCTCGTGATCCGCGTTCGCGGCGCCAGCGCGGGGGAGGTGCAGATCCTTCTTCGCTTCGACAACGGCTGGACTGCGTCGATCGCGCCGGGCGCCGACGGCACCGCCGTGCTCGCCGCCTGGGCCAGCCACGAGGACGAACCGCGCTTCGGCCTGTGCCGCGTCGCGGGCGGCGGCCCCGCGAGCGCCGGCGAAGTCGCCGCTTTCCTCTCCGACATCTTCAATGCAGCCGAGGTGAAATCCCATGACAAAACGATTTGAAGCCAGCACCTCGGACCGGGTCGGGTTCCACATGATCCGCGCCCAGGTGGTCCCCGACGCAGTCGGGCCGCACGACGCGCGCTTCACGGGGGTCGGCTTCGCGATCGTCGACGGGCGGCTGTCGATCGCGATCATGGATGCGATCACGGGCCTCACGCTGTCGGCCCGCGTCGATGGCGCCGACCTTGATCGCTTTTGCGGCATCTTTGCCGATCACCTCACCGAAGTGTCGCCAGAGGCGGCGAACGCCCAGCTGGAGGCCGTGTCATGGCCGACCATGCAATAAGCGACACCGTCACCATCCGCGTCGATCGCTTCCGTCGCTGGTTGCCCCAGCTCGTGGCTGCGACTGCCGAGATCGGCTGCATGGACGCGACCGAGCTGGTGGCGCCGTGCCGCATCGGATGGAATATCAAGCTTCGCGCCGCGATCATTCTCGCTGCCGTCGACGTCTTCGGCAAAAGCTGGAGTGAGATCGGCCGCGCCCTGGGCGGGCGCAATCATGCGACGATGAGGCATACCTATAAGACCGCCGAGCGGCTCGCCCAGCACGATGCAGAGTTCCAGAAGCTGTCGCAGCTGATCCTCGCGGTTGCGCGCGAGATCGCGCGGCGTCCGGCCATGACGGTCGAGATCGAGCCGGAGCTGCCGCTGTGAAGCCCAATCCCGGCCACTGCCCCGACGAGGCAATCGGCAAGCGCGTCCGCGTGCGGCTGGCTGACGGCTCGATCGCAAAGGACGTGCCCGGCGCCCCGCCGGGCTGGGCCGCCGATGGCCGGAACGGCTGCCGCTGGACGCTCACCGGCCACCCCCTCGACATCGCTGAATATGAGGTGATTTCATGAAAGCCGACGAAGAGAAGCTGCTCGCCTTCATCGCCAGTAGGATCGAAGCGACCGGCGAAGCCCCGACCTATAGGGAAATGCGGGCGCACACAGGACTTCAGAGCAACCACGGCGTCGCCCTTCGCATCGACCGCCTCTGCGCCCAGGGACATCTCGTCCGCAACGCGCGCGTCCACCGCGGGCTGAAGCTCGCGGGCTCGCCGTTGGGCAATATCCCGACCGCCGAGTTGCAGGCCGAACTGGCGCGCCGCGAGCGGGAGAGCGGACGATGACAACGCTCCTTCCCGACGAGGCGGCGATTGTCGCCGCATGGTCCGCGTCGGAGGCCGCCACCGAGTTGCTGCGTTTCGCGCGCGAAGGCCGCTTCAGCGGCAACATACCATTTTCGGATGACGTTGTCGGCAAGCTCGCAGACGCCATGCTGAAGGTGATCGACATCGAGGGGCCATCGCCCTTCCTGATCGCCGAAGAGCGTGAGCTTCTTGCCGCGTTTCGCGCCCACGTCGCCCAATTCATCGAAGGTTGGTGAAAATGAGCGACCTGCAATTCAAGTTGGCCGTGCAGCGCGTCACGCGCGGCAAGTTCGACATCGGCCTCTCCGGCGTGTTGCGCGATCTCTATAACGCCGGCCTTCCCGATCTCGGCGGCGCCCAGGTCGCGCGCCAGCTCCGCGCTCTCGGCTATCGCCGCGATGGATGGCACGGTACCGGCTATGACCGGACGCCCCGCTATGTGTGGGGGAACGCGTCGTGACCGTCCTTCCCGAACTGCGCCGCCGCCGCGCCGCGCCCGTCGATCCCAAGGTCGCGCTGATGCGTGCGATCATGGCCGCCTGCAAACGCCAGGGCGTCGATAACGAAACCCGCCGCGCGGCGCAAAAGCGTATCACCGGCAAGAACTCGATGACGGACATGACCGTGGCCGAGCTGATCCGCCTGCGCGATCATTTCAATCGCGGGTGGAATGGGCCGAAGAGCCAGCGACCGCACGTCGGCAAGATCCGCGCGCTTTGGTGGTCTCTCTACTGGATCGGCGCGATCGAGCGCGTCGATGACGAGGCGCTCAACGCCTTCGTCAAACGCCAGGCGCATATTCAGCACATCAATTTCCTCGACCATCGCGGCGCCATGCCGGTGATCGAAGGGCTGAAGGCTTGGTTGGAGCGCGAAGGCGTTATGTGGTGGTCGGCGGAGCAACTCGCCGGCGTGGTCGCGACCGGCGCGATGACATCGGCGGGCACGCCCTTTTCGCAGGCCGAGGCCGATCGCCATGCCGTCCTGAGCCAGCTCGCGGCCCGCCTCGACGACGCGGGCTTGATGAACAGGCTCGCGCTCTACAGCTGGATTGGCAACGCCGTCGGCCGCCCGACCTTGAACCAATGGACCTTCTCGGCGTCCGAGCTGGATCAGGCTCTCCGCGCCCTTGGCAAGAAATACCGCGCGCATCTCGCAAAGGAGCAGCGGCTGTGAGCGGCCACACGATTCGCGATAGCTTCCGTGGCGCCGTTCCTGTTTGGCGTCAGACCGGGCCGCACACCGTGGAGCGCGTCGGTGTGCCCGCCCTGATCGGCGTGTCCCTCGATGTCGACGCTTTGGTCAGCAAGCTGGGTGAAAAAGCCCTGAAGTCGAAAGGCAAGCGAGCGACAGCCTTCCATGGCGCTCTTGTCCTTCAGGTCAAGGAATTGCCGGAATGACCTGCCACCCCATCAATTTCGGCAATGACACCCGCGGTTTCGTCTGCACAGGTCGGCGCGGGCGCCGCAAGTGCATCGAGTGCGGCCAGGCCGCCGACCTGCTCTGCGACTGGAAGGTCAAGGCGCGGCGCACAGGCACCTGCGACGCGCCGATCTGCTCGATCTGCACGAGCAAGCCCGCCGAAGGCAAAGATCTGTGTCCGAAGCACGCGGCCGAATGGGCTGCCTATCCGAAGGCGGGCGCCCGATGAAGCTCGATCGCCCCTGCACGATCGATGAGCTGCCGATCCCCGCCGACGCCCGCGTCACCAAAAAGTGGACCGAGCAGATGCGCGAAATGGCCGCCCATATCGGCGCCTATCGCACGCTCCTGGTCGTTGACGCTCTCGGGGGGCAGTCGATTTACATCCCGGCGTCGTCCGCGCGCGGTCGGTTGGCGGAGGTCATCGGCGAAGAGGGCGCCGCGATCATGTCGCGGATCTACGGCTGCAACCGGATCCGCGTCCCGGTCGGACGTGCCGCGCTCCATGAGGCGCGCCGCGCCGGCGTCATCGCGGCGATCCGCGAAAAGCGGATGACGATCGGCGAGGCGGTTCCGATCCTCGGAACCTCGCGCAGCTATCTCAGCCACCTCGTCAACGCGACCGACGAGGGCGATGATGCGGCGCCCTTTGTCCCCAGGCGATCCCGTCATGATCCACGCCAGCTCGATATGTTCGCCGTGTCGAGCGACGCCGAATGAAGCGGCAGCAACCGGTAGCGGCCGATACCGCCGCGTTTGCGCGGTCTATGAGGGCGGCGGCCGATCAGCCCGACGCGATGGAGATTCTGGACCCCACCTATCGGGCCGCCGCAATCCTGTTTGCGCGCGGCATTTATGTCGAGCCATGCCGGCGCTTGATCCCGCAGCATCCGATCGTCTATCTCGCCTGCTGGCCCGATGGTGAACGACGCCATCTTTCCGAAACCGAACTCCTCACGCTCGCTGGCGCCCCCGCCGGACAGGTGTCCGCGAACGGACGCCGCATTCTACCAGATCGTCCTGACAATGTGATCCCCGCGCGCGGCGCCTGAAAGGCGCCGCTGTTTTGCAGCTGCATTGGGGTTTCACATGGGTTCAACACTGGCAAAGTTCATGGTCTATTGGCCGCTTGCCGTTTTCGCGCTGCCGATCCTGCTGGCGGTCGGCCTTCTCTGGCTCCGCACCAAGTTCCCCGAACTGGCCGCGTTCAACCAGGCGGTCAAAGACATCGCCGATCTCAAATCCAAGGTCGGCATTTTCGAAGTCGAGCTGAAGGAGTTGCGCAACGACATCGAAAGTGAGCCGACCCGCGCCCAGGTGCTGGCACAGCTCGCCGACGCGATCGCGCGGCTGAGCCGGGTCGAAGGCGGGATCGAGGGCGTCAACCGCCAGCTTCAGGCACAGAGCCAGTGGATACAGGCCCTCGCGCTGCCGGAGGGACGCCGGTGATCCATCCTGCCATTGCTCCGACCGTTCGGCGGGCGATCCTCGATCTCATTCACGACGTCGGCGGCGAGGTCGATGACGACACAGCGACGATCCTGCTCAACGAGATCGGTCATCGCGTCGCGCGATCGGATGTCGCCGACGAAATCCGCTGGCTCGCCGACAAGGGGCTCCTGAAGGTCACCGAAACGCCCGCGATGCTCGTCATCGCCTCGACGAGCGACGGCCGCGACACGGCCATGGGCCGCCTGCGGTTCGAAGGCGTCAGCCGTCACAAGACGGGCGAATGACGTGGCGCCCCGTTCCTCTATCGAGCGCAACCCGGCCCTTCAGGCTGCCGTCGAACGGCTGATCGCCGAAGGCGAGCACACGATCGACGAGATCCACGAAGCGGTCGCCGAATATGGCGTCTCGCGCTCGGCCGTCGGTCGCTACGCCAATCGCTACCGCCCGCTTGTCGACACCATCATCCGCGATCGCGCCGTCCGGCAGGCGATGCAAAAGCATCTGCCTGCCGGCGTGGACACCGGCCTGATCGACATCGCCATCCATCGCGCGCAGTCGGAAGTCCTGCGCGCGATGGATGCCATGGGCGACGATGAGGAGCCCGCGAACGCCGATCGCATCGCCAAGCTCGTTCGCGCTCTCAATGGCGTCATCAAGGCGATGCGCGAAAAGCGCGAGTTCGAGGAGGAGGTCCGCGCCAGCGAACGTCAACGCGCCGCCGACGCGGCCGTCGAGGCATTGGCCGAAGCGGGCGCCGGCGAAGCACAGATCGACACGATCCGCCGCCGCATCCTCGGTATGCGGGAAAAGCCGCAATGAGCGGTGCCGATCAGCCCGAACCGCTCCTGCGCTTTGCCGGGCGGCGCCCCGACGAGGGCATCCGCGCGGCCACGCCGTTTCCGCTCGCGGTCGCGCTGCGCGACTATGCGATCGCGCGGGGGCTCGCGATCGACAAGCTGGAGCGCAGCCGCGTCCGCGTGTCCGGGAGCATTTATCTCGCGATGACCGATTGCAGCGGGCGCTGCTGGAATATGCGCGTCTCCAACCATCGCCGCCCGCGACGCACCGGCCATCCGACCCCGCACATCGATCTCATCAGCTTGGACGGCGTCGCCGGCATCGCCGTCGGTCGCCGCCTGATCGACGACATCATCGCCGGGAATGTGCCGTGGTTCGATCCAGACGCGACCGTCCGCCCCCTCCCGCGCACCCGCCGCAACAGCAGGATACGCCGCCGATGAACGCCGCCGCCGAAGCCCCGACGGTGCTGCTGCCGTATCAGGTCGAAAGCATCGAACTCGCCGAGGAGCATCAATTCCTCGTGGTCGAAAAGTCGCGCCGTATCGGCCTGTCCTACGCCTTCTCGCCCTGGGCGAACCTTATGGCATCGGTCGCGACCGGCGCGCAGAACGTCTACTATATCGGCTACAATCTCGACATGGCGCGCGAGTTCATCGGCTATTGCGCCGACTTCGCGCAGGCATTCGAGGATGTCCGCGTTTCGCTGCCCGACGAGGATCGGGCCGACAGCTTCGTCCAGCGCCGTTTCGACGGGAGCTATCTCGATACGGCGGGCAAAGTCCTGGTCGATGCCGCCGACGGCGATTTCCGCTCCGATCGCGTTGTCCAGGAGGCGCGCGGCGGCTTCCTGATCAAAGGCGACGCCGGCAAGTCGATCAAATCCTTCCGGATAGACTTTCCGTCGGGCAAGGCGGTGGTCGCGCTGCCGTCCAGCCCGCGATCGGTGCGCGGTAAGCAGGGCATCTTCATCATTGATGAAGCGGCCTTTCACGACAATCTGGAAGAGCTGATCAAGGCGATCCTCGCCGCCCTCATGTGGGGCGGCCGCGTCATCGTCATTTCGACCCACGACGGCACTGACAATTATTTCAACACCCTGGTCGAAGAGATCCGCGCCGGCAAGCGCGGCGGCCACGTTCACCGCATCACGCTGAAGGATGCGATCGCCGCCGGGCTCTACCAGCGCATTTGCCTTGTCCAGGGGAAGGACTGGACGCCCGAGGCCGAGGCGAAGTGGGAGGCCGATCTCCGCAAGACCTATGGCGACGCCGCCGACGAAGAGCTGGACGTTATTCCTTCACGCGGGACCGGCACCTATCTCGCGCGCGCCACGATCATCGAAGCGATGTCGGCCGAACTCCCCGTCGTTCGCCTTCGCTGCCCCGATGGCTTCGAACGGTGGGATGACGAACGACGCCGCGATTGGCTGCTCGAATTCCTTGAGGACGAGGTCAAGCCCTGGCTCGGCAGCTTCGATCCCTCCCGCCGCACCTTCATGGGTCAGGATTTCGCGCGCTCCGGCGACGTCTCGCCGGTCAAGTTTGGGCAGCATGACGAATATATGCGCTTGGTCTGCCGACTGACGCTGGAAATGCGCAATGTCCCCTTTTCGGATCAGGAATTCATCCTCGAATGGCTGATCCGCCGCGTCCCGCATTTCGCCGGCGGCAAGATGGACGCCCGAGGCAACGGCTCGGCGCTCGCCGAGAAAATGCAGATGCTCTTCGGCTTCGATGTGATCGAGGCGGTGATGGCGAGCGACAAGACCTACCTGAAATATATGCCGCTGCTGAAAGCGGGGATCGAGGATCGGACGTTCGTAATCCCCTATGACGAGGGCGAACTCGACGATTTGCGGATGATCAAGATGATCCGCGGCATCCCGAAAATCCCCGACGGACCGCAGCGGAGCAAGGAAGACGGCAAGATCGCCCGGCGCCACGGCGATAACGCGATTGCCGACATGCACCTGATCGCCGCCGCTGCCGAAGATCCCGGCGACATCGAATTCATGAGCGCCGGCTCGCGCACAAGCAACGCCGGTGACTTCGGCACCAGCAATCGCGGCTTCGGCACCGTGTCGCGCCGCTCATCCGGAGGATTTGGACTATGAACGCTCGCACCCGCAAGCGGACGGCGACGGCCGCGAACCGCAGGCTGCCGGCGCAGCTCGGCGCGGAGATCGCGACGACGGCCGACGGCCGCGACATCACCCAGCCATTCATTTCGGGGTTGCGCCAGCCCGCCGATCCGCGCCTTGCCGGTGCGGTCGATTGGGGCGTCTACGATAGCGTCTATCAGGACGATCAGGTCAAATCGACGTTCCAGCAGCGCCGTCTCGCCGTCGTCAAGCATACCTGGTCGACCTTGCCTGGCGACGAGAATGATCCGCGATCGGTCGAGGCCGCCGAACGCTTCGGCGCGACGATGGACCGCATCGGCTGGGACCGCATCACCGACAAGATGCTCTATGGCATCTATAACGGATACGCCGTCTCCGAAATCATGTGGGGCGCCCGTGATGGGCTGATCGACATCGACCGCGTTAAGGTCCGCCACGCGCGCCGCTTCCGCTACGACGCGCAAATGCGGCTCCGGATGCTGACCATGGCTGGTGGCCTCGGCGAGATTCTGCCCGATCGCAAATTCTGGGTGTTCAAGTCGGGCGGATCGAACGACGACGAGCCCTATGGTCGCGGCCTCGCCGAATGGCTCTATTGGCCGGTGCTGTTCAAGCGCAACGGTATCGGCTTCTGGAACATCTTCCTCGACAAGTTCGGCTCGCCGACGGCCGTTGGCAAGTTCCGGCCCGGCACGCCGAAGTCCGAGCAGGCCAAATTGCTCGCCGCGCTGCAGGCGATCGCCACCGACAGCGGGATTGCTGTTCCAGAGGGCATGGTAATCGAGCTGCTCGAAGCCGCGCGATCGGGAACCGGCAATTACGAGCAGCTCGTCCGCTACATGGACGAGGCGATCGCCAAGATCGTCCTCTCGCAGACGATGACCACGCAAAACGGCTCCAGCTTGAGCCAGGCCGAGGTGCATCAGGACGTGAAGTTCGAAGTCGTCAAATCCGACTCCGATCTGCTCTGCGACAGCTTCAATGCCGAGGTGCCCCGCTGGTGGACCGATCTCAACTATGGCCCCGACGTCGCCAGTCCGATCGTCTCGCGCCCGGTCGAGCAGGAAGCCGACACCAGGGCGCAGGCCGAAACCGACGAAAGCCTTGACCGCCTCGGCTGGGTCCGCACCGAGGAAAGCTTCCGCGACACCTATGGCGACGGCTATGTCCGCAAGCCGAAAGCGGCCGATCCCGCCGATGGCGACAAGGTCGACGTCGACGATCCGGACGCCGACGAGGCGAACGATAACGATCCCGCCGATCCCAATGTCAACGACCGCAATATCAGCTTCGCGGCCGACGATCCGCGCCCGCTCTACGTTTACCGTCCCTTGACCGAGGAAAGCGCGACCGAGCTGCTCGCCTGGGCGCGGGAGGAGGGCTTCACCGAATTGATGGAGCCCAAGGATCTGCACGTCACCGTCATGTATTCCCGCCGCCCGGTGAATTGGATGAAGATGGGCGGCTTTTGGGGCTGGGGTCCAGACACGAGCGAGCATCTCGTCCCCTTCGGCGGCCCGCGCCTGGTCGACCGGATTGGCGCCGACGGCGCCGTCGCGCTCCACTTCTTCTCGGGCCATCTCAACCAGCGCAATCGCGAGATGCGCGACGCCGGATGCAGCTGGGATTATCCCGACTATCTGCCGCACATCACCTTCACTTACTGGCCGGGCGACGTCGACCTGAAAAAGGTGACCCCGTTCCGCGGCGAGCTGCGGTTCGGTCCCGAGGTTTTCGAGCCGATCCAGTCGGAGTGGGAAAAGGAAATCCGCGAGGCGAGCTTCGCCGAAAGCGACGTCCCCGACAGTGCGACCGACAAACTGGTCGACGATCTGATCGCCGAAGACGGCTACCGCGCCGTCCGCGCGCTCACCGATCCCATGCTGGGCGCGATCCGCGCCGCCCGGTCACCCGCCGAGCTGCTCGCCATCCTCGGCGCCGGCCCCGGCGACACCGCGCCGATCGGCGCCGACCTCGAAGCCGCCGGCCTCGCCGCCTCGCTCGATGCCGGGGAGAGCAACGATGACTGATCGCGCGATCATCGACAAAATCCGCAAGCTGCTCGCACTCGCGAAAGGTTCGACTGAGCATGAGGCGGCCGCCGCGCTCGCCAAGGCGCGCGAAATGATGGACGCGCACGGCGTGTCCGACGCGCATATCGCTATGGCCGATATCGAGGAGGCAACCGCGCGCGCATCGCGGACGCAGCGACCGCCGCGATGGGAAGGCATCTTGTGCGCCACCGTGCGCCGCGCCCTTGGCGTGGAAGTCTTCATCACCGCTTGCGGCGACCGAACCTACGTCGGGCGGGCACCGGCGGCTGAGATCGCGGCCTATGCCTTCGCAGTGCTGTTTCGTCGGCTGAAGGCGGCGCGCGCAGACTATATCCGGACGCAGCTCAAGCGGTGCGGACCGGCGCGGAAACGCCAACGCGCCGACATATTCTGTGAAGGGTGGGCAATCGCCGTTTTCCAGAAGATCGCTGAGCTGATGCCCGAACCGCAAGGAGATGAACTGATCGGCCAATATCTGGCTGAGAGGCATCCGCACCTCGCGCCCGTCGGCTCCCGCGCTGCGAAGCTCAAAGGCCGAGTCGCGGGCAACGACTATTGGCGCGGTCGCGAGGCGGGTCATGACGTCCAGCTTCATATGGGTGTCGGCGGCACAGCCGCGCGGCTGGCGTTGCCAGCGTGAAGCGGGCGCGGCCGACATATCCGCGCGTCAATTGCCTCGTGCCGGGCTGCAAGCGGGGCACGACTCGCGCCGCGCCGCATAACGACGGCTCGCCGCCTGAAGTCATCTGCGGGCCGCACTGGCGCACCGTGCCGAAGGAATGGCGGCGGCGTCTCTCGCTATACGCGCGTCGATATCGCGCGGCCGAGGCAAAGGATGACCAGCGCGGCATGAGGATGGCGGGTCAGCTCTGGTGGTCGCGCTGGCGCCGCATCGGCGATCTATTTCGCGAGCCCGAGAGCGAAATGGTCGAGGACATGCCGATTACCTTGGTCGAACGGCTCAAGGCAGAGGGCCTGCTATGACGACGCGCCCCGACCTCCGCGACACGATCTACATGGACCCAGGCGACATCATTGCCGCCTGGGTCGAGCGGTCGAACTATCGCTTTTCCGAGCATTGGACCGACACTTGGCAGGAAGAGCACGCGGCAGCCTTCACCGTCGCCAAGATCGCGAAGCTCGATCTCCTCACCGCGATCCACAAATCGCTCGACGACGTCATCCAAGGCGGCGGCACGTTCGAGCAGTGGAAGGCGAACCTGCTCCCCGAGCTGAAGAAGCACGGCTGGTGGGGCGTCGTCCAGGACGAGGCGCTGACCGGCACGCCCGATCCCGTCATTGTCAACGAACGCCGCCTGCGCACAATCTACCGGACCAACATCCGGATGAGCATGGCGGCTGGCCGGTGGCGCAAATATCAGCGCGAAAAGGAGCTGTTCCCCTATCTGCGTTACCGCTCTGACCATTTCCGCAAGCACCCGCGCCTCGATCACAAGAGCTGGCACGGCCTGATCCTGCGCGTCGATGATCACGCGTGGCAATGGATGTTCCCGCCTAACGGCTGGGGCTGCAATTGCCGCGTCGAGCAGGTCAGCGAAGCGCGGATGCGCCGCATGGGCTGGAAGCTCGACGAGGCGCCCAATCCGCCGCGCCACGACTTCATAACGGCGGCGGGCGAGATCGTGTCGGTGCCGCAGGGTGTCGCGCCGGGCTTCGGCTACAATCCCGGCACCGCGCACCTTCGCGTCCTCGCCGATCGCGCGACGGCTTCGCTGAAATCCGCCCTTGCGGCTGGCAACGATCAAGCCGCCCACCACACGCTCCGTCAACTGATCGGCGACCCGGCGTTCGAGCAGTTCCTTGCGATGCCGGATGGTGCGTTCCCCGTCGCGATCCTCGATCCGGATCATCAGGCCACGATCGCGGCCGCATCGCGCATCGTCATGCTGCCGGGCAAGGTATATCGCAAACAACTGGGCGAGTTCCCCAACATTTCTTCCGGTCATCCCGAACTGACGATTGCGGATTATCGGATGCTTCCCGACATCGTCGAACGTGCCATTCTCGTCGCGATGCAGGGCGACAACCGTTTGATCTATTTCGCTGACGAAGCTGGCCGTCTCTGGAAGGCGGTAGTTCGTCAGGACGCCGGGGTCGGATTTCCGGCGGTGGTGAGTTTCCACAGGAGTCGCGCGCGCAACATCGCACCCGAAACGCGCAATCTCGAAATCCTGCTGGATCGCCGCTAATGACGGAAGGGGCAGCGAGCGGCAGGGACTTCCGGTCCCCTGCTAAAGCGGTCGACGGCCGAAACCTCGCGCTACGGAGGGAAGAATTCACCGCGTCGCGCTCACTGCACGGCCGATATAGCACCCAAGCCATCAATTCTCAATTCCCGCCGAAAGAGGCGGGGGAAAGGGCGTTGGCGCGCCCTTTAACCGACGGAGGACACCCGTCATGGCCCAACCGGTTCCGCTCTAGAAAACGAAGAGCTGGACCACCCCGCCTGTCCGACCGGACGGCGGAACGAATAGGGAACATTGATAATCGTGTCGAGTCTGCCTTCCTCTCCCGCGGCGGGGCTGTCGCCCGTTGCGCCGACCCGTCCTGTCGCAGGCTACATCGGTGGCAAGCGCAACCTTGCCAAGCGTATCGTGCAGCGGATCAACACTATCCCGCACGTCACCTATGCGGAGCCCTTCGTCGGCATGGGCGGTATTTTCCTGCGCCGGGATCATCGACCGCAGGCCGAGGCGATCAACGATTGGTCGGCCGATGTTGCGACCTTCTTTCGCATCCTCCAACGGCACTACGTCGCCTTCATGGACATGCTTCGCTTCCAGCTGACGACGCGGCTGGGTTTCGAGCAGCTTCTTCGCACCGATCCGACCACGCTGACCGATCTGGAGCGCGCCGCGCGCTTCCTTTATCTTCAGCGGGCATCCTTCGGCGGAAAGGTCGCCGGCCGCGTCTTCGGCGTGTCGCCGACGACGGCGGCGCGCTTCGACATCACCAAGCTGGCGCCGCTGCTCGAAGCGGCTCATGAGCGGCTGGCATCCGTCACGATCGAGCGGCTGCCCTGGTCGGAGTTTATCACCCGCTATGACCGGCCGGGGACGCTCTTCTATCTCGACCCGCCTTATTATGGGTCTGAGCGCGACTATGTCGGCGACGATTGCAAGCCTCTTTTCGAGCGCAGGGAGTTCGAGGCGATGGCCGAGCAACTCGGCGCCATCCGCGGGCGCTTCCTGCTCAGCGTCAACGACCATCCGGACGTCCGCGCGATCTTCGCGGGCTTCGATATGGAGGCCGTCAAGACCACCTATTCGGTCGGCGGGATGGACCGCGCCAAGCGCGTCGGCGAGCTGGTCATTTCAGGAGGGGGCAGCGGGTGATTTCGCGTCCCACTTCGCGTCCCAGTTCCGCGTGGCCGGCCAAAAACTCCGCGAGGCTCTGCCCCGCAGATATGTGCGCTTTGCGACGTCCCACTTAGAAAACCGCATAAGTGGGACGCACCGACGCGTTTCTGCGCCTTTCAGGGCCATTGAAACGCCATTTTCGCCGCAATGCACGTCATCCCGGCCAAAAATTCGATATCCCACGTCGAAACCGCAAAAATCCCGGATTTCGGCCACTTCGGTCCCGCCCAAATGCCCCGATGTCCCCGCATATCCCGTCACACCATTATTGGCCGGTCACAATCGAGGCATTTCTGAAGGAAACGGCGATGCCGCCGACGGTCTTTGGCCGCGCGGCGGTGCGCGACCCGCGCCTCGTCAGCGACCTGCGCGGCGGACGCGAACCGGGCGCGAGATTGAAAAGACGTGTGGAACATTTCATGAACAAGTGGCGCGCGGAGCGTGTGAGCGAATGCGCCGAAACGGAAGCCGCGGCATGATGTCCTGGTCGCCCGCACGCCCGCCGCGCCCCGGTTGCCCGCACCGCCGCCTGCGCCACCTGCTGACCCGCGAGCTGCCGCTCGGCCTGGCCGCCGACGCCTCGACATTCCGCCCCTGGGCCAGCGCGAGCTTCGTCGGCGCGCGTCATATCTTTCCCTGCACCCTTGCCGCGGGCGAGGCCGAGCCGATGCGCCGCGCGCTACAGGAGCGGCTGGGCGCGCTCGAATGGCGGCTGCCCGGCCATATCGTCGCCGATGTCGCGGTGGAGTGCGGGCGCGATCCGCAGATGCTGCGGATCGAGATTTTGACGGTCGAGGATTAG